GCCTCGTAAAATGAGAACTCGAATAAAAGAAATCATATCTAGTAGCGTTGGTCCAGGGAATACCGGGAACGGGTCGTACACACTTCACAAGTGTGACGGTACGTCTACGGTTTTCCCTTACGACTATCGTGGCATATGGGATTTGGGATTAACTCCCCTGTCCTTTGAAAGAAGTATAATGACCGATGAGACCGGAAAACGTCCTAGCCCCGGGTACTGTAGACACATTAAGCAGTCAACCGTTCATACGATTGCTGCTCAAGCGTTGTCTATGGCACCTAACGAGGGTTACTACGAATTCGGTAGCGCGAACATATACCTCAAAGCAGGCCACAGCAGCGGTAACGGATGGTATGCTCCCAGTATTTCGGTAGGCAATAGCCTGCCGGAATCGTTGGTAGTTTGGCCAGACGAAAACGATGCACAACAGGTTCAACGACTCTATAATAGAGCTGTCAGACCTGTTGCGGATATGGTGCTTAATGTTGTTGAACTAGAGCAACTGGGAAATCTCCACAAGTCGTTCTTATATGGATATCCAGATCTTAAAAAGAAATGGAACGCCATGAACAGACAAGCGGAGAAGACCTTAGGGCAAAAGCTCAGCACGAGGACTGGCGGTCGCTTTTCAAAAGCGGCCTTAAAGAAGCTAAGTGATCTTCACTTAGCCACCTCATTTGGTGTATTGCCCCTCATCAATGACATTTCCGACCTTACAAAAGGCTGGAATGGAATTGGTAAGAGGCTGCGCCAATTAAAGCAAACTCCTAGACGACGGGAAACTAGTACCAGTAATGGTACTGTTATAATGTCGCCGCAGACCGTGACTAATAAGCAGAACGGAATACTTCAAATTGATAGGACTGTTATTAATAGTCCTATTAAAAGATATGTTCTCGTTTATGATTATAAGCTACCAACATTCCTCAATGAGGATCTGAACAAGATAGCATACTACGCAAGTAGGATGACTACTGGTCCAGCCGGCATACTCTGGGAGGCAACTCCCTGGAGTTTTGTCGTTGATTGGTTCCTCGATACAAGCGGCCTTGTGATGTCGTTGAATGACATTGTCACTCAATCACCTATCAAGACAGTATCTTGTACGAAGTCAGTTAAATGGGGAATAGCCATCTCCTCGCGCTTTGACGTAATGAGCGGTTGCTCACCAAGTCAAGTCGTAGGTGCGGCTGGTTCCTCTAGGTCTGAGTATAGCTGTTACGAGCGCGATGGATTATCAAGAGAGATCATTTCGATCCCTCTGTCCAACCGATTTGATATGAAGCAACTATGCCTAACGGCTAGTTTGCTAGTTCAGCGAATTCGCTAAACTTCAAATCGTCAGTCACCAAAGTCAGGTTAATCCAATACTACCATGGATCCCAATGTAACATACAACTCGGTCGTGTTTTCGAAGTCTTACGACAACGAAACAGGATCTGTCCGTCAATCACTTGCTAGGGGCATAAATACCCCTGACAAGCTCAGCATCAAGCATATGGACATTATAGATTCGGAGACTAAAACGGCATCTCGCCGTCATACTATCCGTATCGATGCCTATAATCAAGATGCTGCGAGCGCCACCTTTAAAAGTGACGCTTATCTAGTCATCGATGTTAGTGCAAAAGCTAGTACAGCTCAAGTCAATCTTTTGATTGCTACGATCCGTGCTGCTATTGCAAATACCACCGCTGGCTCAGATGTTCTGGCGGCTGTATTGAATAACGAAAGTTAAGTACTCGGTAATCTTGCATGTTGCAAGACCCCTCATAATACTTCCGTTACAATACGTTATTGTATGCGGAACCAGGTAGGCCCACAAAGGGTCATATAATATATGAACTCATTAGTTAATACGTTAAATAACCTGCTAGTAGATGTGTCTAATATTACTGGAGTTCCCTTACGGGCTTCAGCTGAGAATGACATAGATTGGTTCCTTTATAAGGCACCGTTACTAGAGAAACTAGTCCTCGACGAAATCGAGTTATCAGAAGTTGTAAACGATGAGCGATCCGATGGAGACTGGAGTCCCGACCAATTTATTAATTGGTGGAGGGCTGCAGAACCCGCACAGGACGCTATATTGGCTACGACCCCTGAATGGCTCTTACCTCTTATGAGACAATGGCTCGCAAAACGCGACCCAAATGTCCTGAGGGAGTTAAGGACTGTTCTTCTGTTCTGCTATAAGGCGTGCTTACCACACAGCTATGAATCCGAAGTTAAGGCTATCAACACATTTGTTGAATCTAATAATAGTTGTCGCGATTGGAGCTGTTCTTTTAATAGAACTGGCCCTACTCGTGTACAGTATATTGCTAGATCGCTTATCCGAAACGTTCTCGAGGATTGCACTTGGGGGTCTCCCCCTAAGCATGGTCCTGGTCAGGTTTATGATAAGCATGTGCAGAAGGGTAATTGGTCGACGTGGTATTCCACGATCGAACAGGTCTACCCTTATTACGAGTACTTCCTTCCGTCGAAAGGTCTGAATAATATTCAGACGACTCCGAACGTTATCGAAGATAACATACCAGCTCGTATAAGCCTTGTGCCAAAAGACTCAAGAGGTCCGAGATTGATTTGCATACATCCTGCTGAAGCCATTTGGATTCAACAGAGTGCGCGATTCAGTCTCGAAACTGCTATTAGTCGTCCTTGGCATAAACGATCACATCGATTCGAAGGCGGTCTCCCACATCCGTGTGGGAAGATAGCCTTTGATGATCAAACTGTAAATCAGAAGTTAGCCCTTAAGGCATCCTCTGATAAGATGAATGCAACGCTAGACCTCAAAGAGGCCAGCGATCGTATTCCGAATTCCTTAGTGGAATTCCTGTTTGATAGCGAGTATCGTTATATCGGATGTTCCCGTGCTACTAAAATCTTTTATAAGAACAAAGTTCTTATAGAGGATTACGCTGGCTATGCTCCTATGGGCAACGCAACAACGTTTCCTGTTGAGAGTTTAGTCTTCTGGGCACTAAGTACAGCAGCAATCATGGAGAGCACTGAGGACGCAGCGATAGCTACTGCCCATTCAGTGGTCAAGGCAGGGGGTTCATTCTATGATAGTTTGTCGAAAGACAAATATCTAAGAAAATGGAATCGCCTGTCTAGTACTTCATGCTATGTATTCGGAGATGATATCATTGTTCCTAGTCAGTTTCTAGACGTCGTTAAAAACGTCTTGACTATGAACAACCTAATAGTGAACTCACAGAAGACCTTCTCACGAGGGTCGTTCAGAGAGTCCTGTGGCATGGATGCCTATAGAGGCATTCAGGTCTCACCACTTCGGTGGAAGTTAGGGAGTGATATCAGATCATATGAAGACATGGTGTCCGCCTGCAACTTAGCCATGAGGCTACGATGCAGCAGATACTATAATGCAGCGACAGCTCTCTACGATGAAGTCGGAAAAGCATTACGAATTAAGGTGTCTGAGGATCGATCCTGGAAGAAGCTAAATAAAGCTTTTTCTGGATCTAACTCAAACTTACCTGTTTCGAATAATACTGATCACGGCGGCATCGCAGAATATGTATCGGACGCTTGTCTGTGGGGGGAATACTCACATTGTGTGCTATTCCATCCTACCCTACATAAGTTTGTCACGAACATAATTAGATTAGAACAACCCTCGAAGAGGGTCGTTGGTGATTGGTATCACCTCATATCTAGTCTAACCTCCTTAGAAAGGGGAGGTCTGTCTACTGGTCATCATAGTACGCTTTCTCGGCGTACACGCCTGTCCCGAGGATGGAGCGACGTCACATAATGTGATGTCGTAACTACACATCGGCCTGCGAAGGTCTTTGTTAACGAGAGAAAAGAC